CCTGTGCCGTCATTTGCTATAGAACCTGTATTGATAATTTGTCTTGCCATAATTATCTCTCTAAATTATTTCTATTATTTATATGTGCGGGAATGGCCAATGAGCTGAATCTGCAATATTACTACTATCAAAGAGTGTGGAGTATTCATGTTGGTCAAAGGAGGATATACCAAGAACACCAGCTACATCATTTTGTTGTGAGAACTGAACTGCATCAGTAACGTTAAACGTGCGTGTATCAGAATCATCAAATGTTACAGAGTTTGGTGATAGTAGCTCTTCTAATGTATAACCCGTACCTAGCGAATCAATAGATAGAGATCCTACATCATGGAATGTCTGATCTGTTCTTTGACGTCTCATTCCTACAGATCCGTCATCTTTATTAATTAAAGTAATCTCTGCAAACGCTTCTGGTTGATAAGCATTGGCTCCTTCAATTATTAATAATGAACCTAGTGAATCACCAATTTCATCCATTATAAAGTTAATACCACCATTATTAACTAGCTCTGGATTATGAGTAATATTATTCCATGATACATTGGTCATTTCAATTAAAGTCTCACCAGCTAAATAAACGCCTGCTGGATGAACGAATAATTTATAAACCTCTTTCCATTGGTTAAGCGGTAAACTAGACTTTATTAAAACAGATAATACTTGATAAAGCTTATCATCTGTTATATATTTTCTTGATTCCGGGCCTATTTCAGCAGCAGCTTGTTTAATCTGCTGACCAGAATTATTTACACTGTCTAAATCGTAATCAATTTGAGGACCAACAAGGAATATATTATTTTTAGGATATTCCACAATAGGGTCAACCCCAAAAAAACCTCTGAAGAATTGCTGTGTACTATACTTAGTACCTTTAGATCTATAAAGTAGATTACTATACTTTATAGCTTCTCTTTTATTTAAAAACCCGCCAAAATAAGCTTGTCCAAGAAGCAACTCATCTTCTAAATACTGTAAAAGCTTTGATGGTACCTGGGTAGCGTCTCTATTACTATAGAGTTCCTGTATTTGACCTCCAAAATTATCACTAGAATCTAACCATTCATAATACTTACTAAAAAGAGTTTTAAGAGTAGGATTATCCTGTACAACATGCTCAGGTAATACTCTATCTATTTCTGCTCTATGAAAATTGAGCAAAGTTCTTTTATTATCTGAATAAGTTTTATCTCTTAATATAGACATTAATTTGTTGCTTCTGTTATAACCGCATTAACTGTTGACCGATTAGGGTCATGTAAAATAATATTATTTCGTGAAGAAGTGATAACACTAGGATTTGCTGGAACAGCAGCGATTTTAATAAAAGCTGCTCCTCCTGTTATACTGGTAGGGTTGAAATAATTAATAGTTACTACTCCCCCCGCTGCAGTGTAATGACCTACATTATCTAGTAGGACAGATCCTCCTGCAGCTGCTACTATTTGTAAATCATTTGAGCTTAGCTTGTTTCTTATTACAGCGTTATTACCATTGTACACAAAAGTAGAACTGGTAATTGTGAAAGTGTCATCATCCGGCACAGCTATAGAGACTGGGAAGAGCAGCTGTTGACTTGTGTTGCTTTTACTTCTACTTAGAATACTAATAATAGAGGAATAATTATAAGAAGATGCTAGAGGAACTAGATAGTTTGCAGCATCTTCAAATCTACTTTGAGAAACTAAGTTAACAGCGTGATTTAAAACTGCATCTGACACATTAACTGGATCATCTAAGAGAGATTTTATAACTGCTATTAAAGATGGAGAAGAGGGTATAACCCTTTGTTGCATTCTAACGTCTGATCTAGAGGAGAGAACAGCGCTGCTTACATCATCAACTAGAGTTAATAAGTTAGATCTTCTAAAGGACTGTTTAAATTTACCTGTATTATTAGTAAAGTATTTACTGATAGCTGCGGTAACATTATTTTTAGTATTAGCTAGGGTAAGATCAGTTAGTTTAGGATTGAACTGGAAGTAAGTGTCTGTTTCTACAAAGGTTTGAATAGGGTCAACAAATCTTAAATTAAAAGAAGTAATAGATAACTGCTCAGCTAAATCTTGAATAGAGAGCTTAGTAGCAGCAATAGTATCAGCTGTAACAGTGTCTTCAAAATCGATGGAAACATATACAGCTCCATATTCAGGTTGAAGCGCATCTTCTCCACCCCAAGAAACAATATCGTTTATTAATGTGGAATAGTTTCGTAGAATGAGCGAAGCGTAATCATCAGCTGTGACCATGCGATTCTGTGTTGCATATTGGAATGGAGCGTTCTTACGAATAGACTCAATAGTCTCTTTTTTATCTCCTCCAATAGAGTTAGTCCATTTAGTAACACTTAAAGATGCAGTTTCACCACTTTCATTAAAAGTGGAAGCAGCTGTAAATAAACTAGCTCCGTTAGCTATAGCTCCGTTAGTAGAAAGGTACTGTACTTGAATTCTATTACCTGCAGCAGGCGCTACTCCAAACGTAGTTCCATCTCCGAATGACAGATCATAATACCCATTAGGTGATTCTTTTAAAATGTAGACTGTGGAGTTAGCACTAATACTAGCAGCATTTAGAACGTTTTGATAAGGAGTGGCAGCGCTAGAAGTTGCGCTTTCAAAAACATTAACAGTAACTGTATCAGTGTCTATAGTCCTATCTGGTATAACATAGATGGGGTTATCCTCATAATCACCAACCAGAAAAGTTCTAGATCTCAAAGTGCCTTCATATATTGGAATTTGATTAGATCCAGTTGCTGTTTTAAATTCGTAAAACCCCGATCCATTATTAATAGCTGTGTAAGCCTCAATAGTTTGAAAGGTGTAGGAAACATCATCAACTGTAGTATTAAATTTAGTGTAAGCTGGTAATATAACATTGTTTGACATACTACTGTTATTAAAAGTTATACGAATTTTAGCCTGAGAGGATGTATTACTATCAGGAATATACCCTATACCTTCTGCTAATGACACAATAGAGCTTCTAAGCTGAGCTGTGGGTAGGTAAGATTCATTTAATGCAAAGTTTGCAATTAGTCCGTTAATATGAGTATTATAAGCTAGCACATCTAATATGTTTGAAAGCCCAGAGGCCTCGAAATTATAGTCGCTAAACTCGTCTGTATTTGCAAGATAAGTTTTTAGGTTGCTTTTAATATTATTAAAATCAAGTGCTGTAGATCTAATCGTTGTTGTCATATTATCTTAACCTTGATAGGGTAGTTGTGAGTGTTACAACTTCTGTTGTATTTATTACCTGAAATTCTATATAAACATTTAAGTTATTTCTATCAGGATCGGATTTAACATTTACAGTACGCACTGCAGCTCGTGGCTCATAAGTGTTAATTGCTTGTATAATTCTATCTTCCACATCTTCTTCTATATCCTCATCTGCTAAGTCAAAGAGTAAATCTCTAATATTACCACCAAAAAAAGGTAAAAAGGGTTTTTCAAAATGATTGGTGAGAATTAAATTCTTTACAGCTTGTTTAACTGCAGCAGCATCTCTTTTCGTATAAATTTCACCATTAGGTTTAGCAGTAAAAGATAAATCAATATCTTTATACTGTACCTTCCTAGTTGTAATTATACTGGAAGTTAAATTATTATCTTCTCTGGATAGTACTCTGCGCGTAGCCATGGGTCTCTTTTTTAATTATATTTATAAGGTAATTTCAACAAGTTCATTAGAAGCGTGACGGGTATTATTATACTCTGTGTATATTTCTCTATTAAAATCTCCTGACCATTGAGTTAGGGATGGCATCTCTAATATCAATCTTACCTTAAGATCTGTATCTATCGTATCGTAAGATAAAAACATCTTATTAAAAAAAGCTATGTCTTTGAAATAAGCCGCAATATCAAATGTGAGTCTGCTATTCTCTGACCCTGATGCATCAACTACTTTATACACAATAGTCTTTCCTGTTTTCTTATTAAAGTTGTGACTCTGTGAAGTTTCATCTTGCGTACCTTCTGCAGGAAGAGGAATATATACTCCCTCTGAAGGTATTACTTTAGCTCCTGGGAACGGAGAGCTATTAGAATTAACCATTCTAATAAACAAGGTGTGAAGATAAAGATTCTTTGCGGTTATTAATTTATCTAAAACTTGATTGTCCCAATCTGTAGCAGGAGATGTATTAAGAAAATTAGTTATAGGTATGTTAGGACCAAGCTTAAAACTCTTTAGAATAGTTCCAGTAAGATTGTATGCTCTCTCAGGGTTATACTGCCAGTGAGGAGTAATAGTGTAAGAAGTTCTTTTATCAACAAGTACAGCATTCTGGGTTTTTAATTCAGCAGTTACTTTTGCAGAACTTATTTTAGGAGTAGGAGCAGCAGTTACTACTCTCCCTGAAAACTTTTTAGGAACAGGATTTTTAAACGTGTCGCTTAACTGACCACTTGTAATAATACTACCTACATAGGTGTTATTATTTCTATTAGTAGGGCTTCTTAAACGAGATCTAACTCCTTCATTTATAAATGTCATGATAGTCCCCCGTTATTATTTCTAGGGTCAATATAACTTTTTATAAAGTTACCTTTATCAATTAAAACTTTCCTTATACCCCCTGCAGTCTTAGTAAGGTATGTTAATACATTATCAGCAGTGGGTTTAGTAATTGTAGGTGTAGCAGTGTTTGTTATAGATCCAGCTGATCCTACTCCGCCTCCACCATTTGGATCTGCATAACTTTGAGATTGAGCAACTGTTGCAGTTACAGCAGTTCCATTTAAATCACCATGAAATGTAGGAGCTGTTACACCTGCTTCAAATATAGCTCCATTACCGCTAAACAACATACCAGACCCTCCGATAGTACCAGTACCGCCCATTACTGTCATGTTATTAGCTGAAACTGTGGTGTTATCAGCTGCAAAATTCATAACATCTCCTGCAGTCATAAAGATATCATCATTAGTAGCAATTGAAATACCGTTTTCACTATTTAACTGGTACCCTGTTTTAGCAAATGTAGTTTTAGTGCCTAGTACGGTTTCTACTGATCCTTCTGTTACATATTCACTCGAGTGTCCAACTACTGTTTTTAAATAACCATCTTTTACATTACTAATTTCCTTACCACCT